TAGATGCAGGAACTTTATCTAACTTACCAGCAGGTTTTAAACAACGTGGTATTAGAATTAGAGATGATGCACAATCAATTCAACCGGGTGAGTTTAGAGATGTAGATGCACCGGGTGGAAATTTAAGAGATTCATTTATGATGTTACCATTTAAAGAACCATCACAGACTTTATTATCATTAATGGGTGTTGTAGTTCAAGCAGGTCAAAGGTTTGCTTCGATTGCAGATTTACAAGTTGGTGATGGAAATCAACAAGCAGCGGTTGGAACTACAGTCGCTTTATTAGAGCGTGGTTCTAGAACTATGTCTGCGATTCACAAAAGAATTTACTCAGCTTTGAAAAATGAATTTAGAATCATGGCTAGAGTATTCAAGTTATATCTACCACAAGAATATCCGTATGATGTAGTTGGGGGTCAAAGAATGATTAAACAACAAGACTTTGATGATCGTGTAGATATATTGCCAGTTGCTGACCCTAACATTTTTTCTCAAACACAGCGTATTTCCCTCGCGCAGACGGAACTCCAACTGGCACAATCAAATCCACAAATGCACAATTTGTATAATGCATATAGAAATATGTATGAAGCATTAGGTGTAAAAGATATTGATCAAGTATTAAATAA